CCTAGTGTCAGCATACGATTTACATTCAATACGATAATCCTGAATAGTATTTTTATTTCTGGTAGAAGTCATACTTTATTAGAATATTATTTAAAAGATAACAAATATGTAATTTTATTCAATTCGGATAATATTTCATCCCGAATATTAAATAAATCACTATTTTCTTCTGGTTTAAATAGTTCATTTACATGTATTAAATAGGTTTTGAATTGTTCTAACCATTTTATAAATGCATTTGGGTGTTTAAACGTTTTCAAATGTAAGGTATGAATGTCTAATAGACTTGTTTTATGTATAGTATGTTTTCCAAGTAATACTTCTACGAACGAATCTATCTTATCATTCAACGCATCGTACAGTTCATCCGTCACTTTATGAACGGAATAGACCTTTGTATTCCAATGGTATAATTTTACAATCATCAAAGATTGTAAAAGACGATATATAAGTGATTTTACATCTCTTTTGGACGAATATAGTTTGAGTTTACGCGTCGTATTCATATAATAGTATATATATATATATATATATGGAAAAAATTCTAATTACTGGAACTGGGCGTTGTGGAACAACTTTTTTAATTAAATTATTTAGTTTTTTAGATTTTGATACAGGATACAATAGAAAAAATTATGAAAAACATATTTTTAGTAATTGTAATTCTGGTATGGAAACTAAATATAACAGTCCTCATTATATATTAAAAAATCCGTGTTTTATGCTTAATATAGAGAATATTGTAAAAGATACATCCATAAAAATAAAAACTGTTATAATACCAATTCGTGACTTAAAAACATCCGCAATTTCACGAACAAATCATGGGTCACACGATGGGGGATTATGGAATGCTACAGACTATTTATCTCAAATCGAGTTTTATAAGGATATTTTATCTAAGTATATATGTATAAGCACTAAATATGATATAAATACAATATTTATAGATTTTGATAAAATGATAAATGATAAGATATATTTATTTAATAAGTTAAAAAATATTTTAGATGAAAAAAATATTAATTTGGAAACATTTTCGCATATATATGACGAAGTTTCATTAACTTCTAAACCGTAGTTTGAACTGTACATGGTGTAAAAATAAACTTGGTATTTTAATTGAGAATATTGGTTCAAAGAATGTTATACCTTTGTTATTTTCCATAATATTTCACTTTTTTTTCATATAATATATAAATTATTTCTAAAACAACATTATAAATAAAAGTTAATCCATTTACAAAGTATCCTTGTGATTTTATAGAAGATAACTTCATTTTTAGGTATAGTTTCCAGTTATTTTTATATGAGTATGTTTATCATATAAAAATGAATCATAATTTTATATCATTGGTAAGTATAAAATGTTGTTTAAAATGTTGTTTAAACGATGCATTGGGCTCGCGTGTATAGCACGATACAATACACTATATTCTTTACAAAGGATTCAACTGGAAAATCCGGATGAAACCGATTTATTAAAAGAATTGTTTGATATATTTGAGGACGATATCATAAATACCGTATGGACGAATAGTGTATATTTTATAGAATGGTCCCATCATATACGATTAATTGGAATAGGCTAGACCACCCATACCAGACATTACACGAAGAACGTTGTAATTTACAGCATATACACGTACCTTGGCAGTGCTGGTACCTTCTACAGTAGCATTCGATAACACAAGTTGAAGGGTGGCATTGTCTATACGCGAAAAGTTACAGCTTCCAGATGGTTGGTGTTCTTCTGGACGCAATGCGAACGAATATACGTTGATACCGGTATCTGGACTACGGGTATGGTGTTGGAACGGTTGTACAAGGTCAAAATAAGTACCTTCACGTTCCGAAAATCGGTCTTGTCCGTTCAATTGAAGTTTGGCAGTGACTACTGGATTTTCACCCCAGCAATGCATTGTAAGAGCAGTCTCACTGAGTACAAACGAACCCGCGTCGGAAACCGAAGAGGTTACACCACCTCCTACATCACCAAATCCATACTGACCGCCTGCACTATTATACAAGTCCGATCCCGAGAGTGCCATATTTGTACTCCAATAATCACCACCAGCGGCAGCGTCTGCTGCACCCGCGTCGTGAAACAATCCAGATGCGGTAATAAAGTCTCCTGCGTTGTCACCTATGGATTCTGGACCAGCAAAGGCATGAATGGCGTTTGGAAGAGCATCCACGGCATCCGTATAATTGAAGGGTTGAGCTCCAAGAGTTTTGTACAACACGGAATTACAGTCAAGGGAAGCACAGTAATCTACATTTGCATCTGGTTGAACCACCCAAATGAGTTCCTTACACGGGTGGTTAAAGTTAAGCTTAATTTTATTAGAAGACGAGCCAACCGATTCGTCGCCTGTAAATTGTAGTTGCTCAATGAGGTACTCGTGAGGATTTTGTGCCATGCGTCTACGTTCATCCGTGTCTAAAAACACATAATCTACGTATAGCGAGGCTGCTACGAGGGATTGAGCGTAGGCAAGACTAGATTTTACATTGGTGGACGAACCGGATTCACATGCGAGAGTAGATACCGCCCATAGACATTCATCAATGGGACGAATATCAAGGTTAATACGAACTTCATGGTATTGAAGAGCAATGAGTGGAAGCGCTAGACCAGGATTACGGCAGTACCAAAATTGGAATGGAACGTATAAAGTGGTCTCAGGCAATGCGTTTCTAGGAGTACATACTTGACGGGGGGCATCGGAATCACACGGACCATCCACGTTTGCAAAACTGGGGTCAGTAATATAGGTTAGTGCCGTGGTGTTACCAATCATCTTATAGTAACCATCTTGTTGCTCCTTGGATAGTGTTAATTGATTCCAAATATGCATCCAGTCACCATATTGACGGTCAATTCGCTGACCACCAATTTCAACTTCCACTTGCGCGATGAGTTGCTCACCTGGGAAATCTAACCATCTCGCAAAAGGCGCTAGAGTAGAATTGATTTCAGGTAAAGTTACTTGAAGGTAAGTTCTATAAGCAAGGTCACCGTTTCTCGCAAGGGTGCATGTTACACGTCTTCCGAAATCCGCTTGACCGTTGAAGGTTTGTTCTATAGATTCCATCGCAAAATTAGTATGACGACGATAAGTTACTTTCCAAAATGTAATTTGTGGATTGCCAGTAAGATAAACATCTTGGGCGCCATAGGCTACTAATTGCATCAATCCTCCACCCATTCTATATTATTACAAAAGAAAAAAAAATATAGAATTATACCTTATTCTTCAAATAGACGTATGATGAGTTATAAATGTCTTAATATAGTCTTCTTCAAATATTTGTTTGTCATTCTCATGCTTTTTCGTAAAAACATATTTACGTGCAATTTTTGTTACGGACCAACCGTCTTGTAATGCGCTATATATAAACTTCATCTTTTGTAAGGTGTTAAAGTCAATGTCTTGTGTAATATGTCTTATTAATTGTATTGTATTATCCTCCATTGTAATATATATGAAACAATAATTTATAATAATTAACGTTTAATCTAATATTGTATTAAAAACTATACCAATATTAGATTAATGTCTTTTAAAATCAAACCAACTAAAACGTTACAAGTCCCAGTTAAATATAATACAACCTTAGATATTAAACATAAGTCCATTTTAGAGAAAATCAAATACGAGGAAGATATTGTTTTGCCTAAGTTACATACTGAAAAATATAAGTTAAAAACAGAATTAAAACATACAGACAATATTGAACTACAAACTGAACTACAAGACAAAATACATTCTATTTCCTCTAAAATAAAAAAATTGCGTCACTATAAATCAAAATACTACCTTGATAATTCAAAATATATATTTGATTATTATGAAAATAAAAAGATTGATTCTGAAGGTAATTGTAATGTTTCGTCTAAAACGTTGAATACATTCTTTAATATAAAGGACTCCCCCTCCATAGTACAAAACGATATATTACCCAATGCACAAAAATATCTTGCAAATGTGGATGATGCATTCCTAGACATTAACAAGTTTATAAATCAAACGGACATTTGTAATCATTGTAATAAAGGCGAACTTATATTCATTGAACACGAAGGACTATGTGTATGTAACATGTGTTTTGTTAGCGTACAATATCTAATTGATAATGAACGATGTAGTTACAAGGAACCACATAAAGAAATATGTTTTTATGCCTATAAGCGTATAAATCATTTTAGAGAAATTCTTGCACAGTTTCAAGCAAAGGAGACTACCCAAATACCATCTAAAGTGATAGAAGACATTGAACAACAAATGAAAAAAGAGCGTATTATTCTTATACAATTGACCAATCATCGTGCTAAAACCATATTAAAAAAATTAGGATATAATAAATATTACGAACATATCCCTTATATAAAAGATAAATTGGGAATTAAACCTCCTATAATGAAACCTGAATTGGAACAACGATTGTGTAGTTTATTTATGGAAATACAAACACCCTATGCTAGATTTTGTCCAGATGTACGAGTAAATTTCTTAAATTATTACTATACCATATATAAACTGTGCGAATTACTAGATGAAACCGATTTTTTACCCTTTTTTCCAATGCTAAAAGATAGATATAAACGGATTGAGCAAGATGAAATATGGAAAAAAATATGCAATGAATTAGATTGGGAATTTATACCGACTATATAATTATCGTGGGAAACCTACTAGATTTGCGCCTATACCAAAGCCTGCACCACTTCTCGCATTTACACCCATACTAGGAATATAAGTATCCAAAATACTGAATGTAGCCGCTGCAGTCAATGCAATGAGTGCGATTTCATCTAAATTAATACTTTTTTTAGGTATCGCAAATGCGGCAATGGCTACCATTAGACCTTCCACTATATATTTAATTGCACGCTTAAGTAATTCATTAAAATCTACGCCCGAAATATTCATTATAGAGTAGTAAAAGAAAAAAAATTTGTATGAAATTAATACTTAAAGATTTCTTAATATCCAATATATATGTCTTCTAAACGTCAGAATGCGCGTCTCATAAACGGTTCTCCTAATCCAGAGTATATTGATTTATTAGAAGAAGACCGTGCCTTGGCAGGACAAAAATTCGCCTGTGTCTCTTTTATATCCCCTGAAAATATAATAGAAGATAAACGTCAATTTTTTTTCAACGAGTTTATTAAACAATGGGAATTATCCAAATCTATGGATAAGTTTACACAATTTATTAAATTTTTATCGTATAAGTATAAATGTTCATTTGAAGATATGATGAAAGATTTAGAAGAATTTGTTTCAACTGAAAAAGATTCATTATTTGCAACTACATTATCGGATGAATATAAAACGTTCATGGATAAACATGAAGATAGATTACAAAGTCTATACGACGAATCCGTTGATTTTCAAACCAATACCCGCGGAATCAAAATACGTGGGTCTTTTTCTACACAAGGTGAAGCAGAACTACACGCTAAAAGTTTACGCGAAAGTGACCCGTCTCACGATGTATTTGTTGGACCGGTTGGATTGTGGATGCCATTTGACCCCGAGTCCTACAAAACAGGTAAGGTAGAATATTTGGAAGAGGAACTAAACCAACTCATGCAAGAAAAACATAAAAATGAATTTAAAGCTAAACAACATTTTGAAAATCGTGTGCGTACTACAAAACAAAAAGCATTTGAAGACAACTTGAAAAAGGCAAGTGAAAGTGGTAATAAATTAACACAAACGATGAACGACCAAGGAAATCTCGTGTCGTCTCGTGATGACCCTACCCATGAGATGTTTGAACATGAAAATATCTCAACTAAACATGACTCTTAACTCCATTTGTTTTTTTTAACGTTGATATGAGGACCTTTTTTACGAGCAGTTGCAGGTTTATTTCTGTTTATATCCTTGATAAAAGAAGATAACAGAAGCAATTGCGTTAAGACCTCCCGCAATATACAAAGTGGTTTGTTGTGAAAATAATCCATTTAGTTTTGCTCCTACACCTGCTAATATAGTATAAAATAAACAAATAATAAGTCCATTTTTAATATCTATATTTCCTTTTTTATAATATTCATAAACCGCAAGAGTTGAAATAGGAAACATCATCGCAAACAAGGTTGTTCCGGCTGCTTTGCTTTGCGTATTAGCTAACC